TTCACGTCGTGCTGCATCTTCAGCCGCCAGCGTTTTGCATCCGTCTGGTAAGGTACCCACTGGAAGATGTAGAAGGCATATGGGCTGTTGCCTGTGATAAGCGCTTGGAACAGGTCACGTGGATAGTCGATGTCATTCTGTGGCACGTTCATCACTCCCCTCCCTTCGTATCGAAGGACTGCGCTGCGAGGGCTGCATCCCATTCTCTATACAGCCGACCCATTGTTGATGCTTCGCGGTCTTTTATTTCTCGCCCCAGCCATTGAGACATGTTGAAACAAAGTGTTGCCATCTGGCGCCCTACAAAGGTCAAGGCTTCCAGTCGTTCTGCATCCTTGCGCAGTGCTTCGCGCTCGGCCGCAGCCGCATCCCGATCCTTGCAAGCAACCTCGTACAGCGCGGTGAGGGCGGAGAGATCGGATTGCAGGGTGGCTGCATACTGTTGTGCATAGGCGTGCATCTGTTCAGCAGTAAAGTCCCGCTCCCGGACAAACGCCGTGTAGTGGCAGTTTGAGTTTTCGCAGGGCGCGCCTCCCGGACCTGCTGGCGCCTCGGTGTCCAGGCTGTGGTAGCCGCATTTCGTACAGAACATTTCACGTAGCCGCACAGGCAATGCAACCGCTCCAACTTCAGGCTTCACCGCAGCAGGCTCGCTGGAGATTGCGGCGAGGATGTCAGCTTCGGCTGCATCTTTTCTGTAGGTCAGGCTATGGTCGAATCGAGTTAGGATCGTGCTGATCTTCTCGCGAAGGCTATCTGCATTGCTCATGATTTCCCCTGCTCCTTTTCGATGATGCGGCTAAAACGACCGCCCGCTGCCAATGCAATTGAAATGTCTTCCAACAGATCAACGTCGCCTGCCGGTGGAAGGAAGTTGGCATTAGGATCGCTTCCGTAGTTCTCAGCCCATCGCATGATTTGCTTGTATGCACGGCGCAGCAGCATTTCGTAATCAGGTCCAAGTTGTGGTGGCTGAACCCACCTGCAAACCTTCCCCGCCACAGACGCCGTTGCGGATGTCTCTGCTTCGGTCAGGCCGTTGATCATGGTGGATGGCTCATCACGGTATCTAAACGCGTCGCCGTCCGTAGTGACCGATTCGCCTGTCGCGAGAACGTGAGCGATGGCCTCGCCTGGATTTGCTACGTGCAGCAGCCGCTTCAGGTTCTCAGCCTGCTGCTCTGGCGACAATGGATCACCGAACGCCGCTTTGTGCAGGCGGTTGGCGTGCGCAATGACAGTCGATAGCTTCACGCCCTTGCCGAATCGTGCGCCGCCGATCTGCACTTCATGCGGCAGGCGCCAGTGATCATTGGCGGACAGATCGGATGCCGTAGATGCGCCGTGGTGCCACAGAAACGCGCAGTAAGCCGCCACGTCACGTGGGTCGCCCTTCATGACGTGGTGCATCATCTTCGCGCGGCATTCGTCCATCCAGTGAGGCGAGCGCCATCCGTCGCTGTAGCCGTACTTCTTTTCAGCATCCGAGAGTTTCGAAGCCAGCGCGCGGGCGAAGCGCACAACTAGATTTACAGTCAATGGGTGCAGCGGCTTGTTCATCGTGAGCCAAGCAGCGAGACGTGAGCTGGGCGGCTCCTCATCCACCGAGACCGATGGCGCGCTCGCCGTGTCCAGAACAAACTGCACGTCGGCCGTCACGTCTTCGTTGTGGTATTTCCAGTGATCTTCTCGATCAACTTGGCACATGTCAGCAACGCGATCAGAAAACGCGCGCGATACCTTGCGCAACAGTTCAGCCTTGTCCATGCTCTTCTCCTTGGGGGTGCGGGATCGCCATCCAGTGTGTCGGCCAGTCGTGCGCATCAACGACCCATCCATCCCACGTCAAAACTAGCTGACCTTCTTCGTTAAACCGCATGGCATGCGGAATGTCGCTTGCCTCAAGACACGCAAAGAACGCGGTCCCATCCTTCGGCGCCGTTTCAATCGGTTGCCAATCCTGCGCCCGCAGCGCGGCCTCGGCCATGCGGAGGGCTTCGAAGCCTTCGGTGCTATGTCTGCCTTGCTGCATGAGGGCCAAGATTTTCGCAGCCTGCTCGTTTGTGAGTTGTGTGGTCATCACTTACCTCGAATAAAAGCCGGACCCGAAGGCCCGGAAAGCCGCGCACCCTGGTCAGGACTGCGCGGAGTCAGAAGACGTTCTCAGCGCTGTCATGCGCTCGGTCCAAGCCTCGGCAGCCAGCTCGGCATCGTTACCCTTCAGTACGCCCGCCAGAGCCTTGGCAGCATCACGCGACGGCTTGTCGGTCATGGTGGCGATTGCAGTCAGGGCGAGCCTTAGAGAATCGGGGTCGGACTGAGGCGAGCCGCCTGCTGCCCATTGCGCGATCAGCTTGCCAGACTCTTCCGTGACCGGACGATCCAGCGGGAACAACGCTTTGTGCTGCTGTTGAAGTTTGATTGGTTTCGGCATGCCGGGAGCGTCAGAAGTAAGCAGGAAGGACGCCGTAAGCTCGAACGGCAAATTCTTCTCGCATACCGGGAGCCAGCCATTCAGACCGGTCGGGCCTTCCTTTGGCACAATGACGGTCTTCCCGTTTTCCTTCTTCATCTCGACCTTCTCTTCTGCGCGAAAGCAGAGAATCAGATGGGCGCGAACTTGAAGCAGCGTCTGCACCATTTTCTTGTGACTAACCTTCGGCTTGATCCAAGCGGCCATCTTGCATGACTCGCGCTTGGCGTAGTTGTCGCCAGCCATGCGGTCAAGCTCTTCTTCCTGCCAGTCAAGAACGCCGCCGTTACCTGCCCATACGTGGCTCATGGAATCCACGATGATGACGGGATACCCTGCCTTGTCTGCGGCCTGAATGGCTTCAATGTACGACTCCGGCCTGAATGGCGCCGAAAGGTCACCATGATCAAACCGGAACGCATCAGCGTAGTGCTTTGCTCGGCCAGCTTCCGTGTCGATTACAGCAAACGGCTTGTCGCCAGCGATGCCAGATGCGAGACGGAACGCGGAATAGGTTTTGCCTGATCCTGTTCCGCCAGCGAGGCCAATAAGCAGGCCGACCTGATCGCGCACGGCTGGTTTGAAATGGAAATTACTCATATCTGGTTTCCCTTTTTGGTTTTCTTTTTTGCGTTCCATTCACGCATATAGTCAGCTCGACACTTGGCATGAACAAAATTACGCCCTCTTTTTTTCATGACAATAGGGTCGCTATATTCCCCGCAGTAGAAGCAGCGCCTATACCCAGCATTGCTGCATGCGGCCAACGCCGCCATACGCAGGTGAATTATCTTGTGATATGCAATATCTGGACAAATTAGAAGGTTTGATGGCGAATTGTTAGACCTATCTTCGTCCCAGTGATGAACTATCGCACCAGTAGGCATGCTTCGTCCCAGCGCTTTTTCTGCAATTAAAATATGCTCTCCGCGCTCTTTGCCTCTGACGCTAATCATTCGATATCCGTCTTTCCCGATATAGCCAACAGGAGTTGGGCGCGTCCAGTTCGGATCGCCGTGTCTTTTATTCTTCTCGTAGTGAGACAAGCAAAGATGCTTTGCATAGACACACTTCCCACACCCAGAGATAGAGCACGGCGACTTCATTTGTACTCGCCCGCAAACGGATCTTCTATTTCAGAGGATTTTTCCATATGCTTTTGCAGTTGCCATCCAGCGGGTTCGGCATATCTAATTCTTCCATCATACGCAGGCCAGTTGCCGCTGCTCATGCATTCCGACCAGAGATGAATAGCGCTATTGACCTTTGCTTCTGCAATGTCGATAAACGCATTAGAGAGAGCGACAAGGCTGCACGCGTATGGGGGTTCAATTTCCTGAGCCAAGAACACGAAAACCGCCCTCTTACCCGTAACCGCCTCAAGCCCACGAGTGTAAAATGCCGCCTGCATGTCATAGCCCATTCTCCCGATCTGCCTGATGAATGCCTCAGGCTCCGCGCTGTCGGTCGTCTTGTAATCCAGGATGATGCGATAGTCATCGCTCAGCCAATCCAGTCGAGACTTGCACCACGTTTCGCCCTCTTGCCAGACGATAGTTTGCTCTGGCTTTCCTTGTCCGAAGATGCCGGCAAGCTCTGACCCTGCGATGAACTTGTTGGCGACATCAACCATGTGTTTTGTGGATGCGTAGTCCCACGGAAGCACTGGAACAAGTCCGTTGCTCCGCGCTTGGTCTCGTGCTTCGCGTATCGCATTGTTAGTCCATCCTTTCGGAATAGCGCCGTCAGGCTCGGCCTTCGTCGGCTTGCTTCGATAGTCCTCGGGCTGAATCACGCAGATTTTCGCCGTGCCGCCCTCAAGGATCAGATCGTGCGCCGCCGTGCCAAGATCGAAGCGCGATGACTCGCTGGGCTTGTAGTTCGGGTTCAGTTGCGAGTGATTCAACCACGCATGCGCTGGCGACTGCTCAAGAAGAATCTTGGCTATGCTGTTTGAGAGCGCGGGCGCCGGTGTGCATCCTGCGTGGTATGCGTCCGCTCCGATCTGGATGATTTCGCCGCTCATGACTGCGCGCCACCTTTCTGCAACACAGGCGCGGCGCAATACTTGTCGTGCGCCAGCTTGAATGCCTTGTCGCTGGTCGAAGCTTCGACGTTGCCCATGTACACGAAATTCACTTGGTATTCCTCGGATCGTCCGGGAATGATCTTGGCGGGGGCTTGTTTGAAAACGGAATAGATCATCACAGAGCCTCTCCGTTCAGTTCTTCGCCAATGCTGACAATCTTCTCGAATAAAAACGATTGCAACTCGCGCGACATGTCTTTCCAGTTATGCTTAAGGTGCAGATATTCTTCGATCAAGCACGACGCCACTTGCTTTGCTCCGCCCATATGAAAGCAACGTTCAGCGATGAAGATGGTTTCGTCAAGCGCCAGCCCAAGAACGCCGTCCCCAAGCGACTCTACGACCCTGATCGGATAGCTCCCGCGCACAGGGAACCCAATGCTGCCGCAGAACGTCAAGGCGCGTTCCATGCTGCCTTTTTGAAGGTCCGTTAATTCCGTTTCGCGAGGGGCGAATCTTTCT